TCATCTGCAACGTATGGTTATTATGTGCAATCATATTTTTGGTTATTTTATATTTCAATTTATTTTTAAATTGTTTTTATAAATAAATTAAACACGTCTTTTCTTCTTGTAATTCTATTGTATGACACATTATAATATATATAAGTAAATAATATAAATGAAACTTGTTGTATTTATACAATCATGCCAAAAAAATACCAAAAAAATCCAACTTCCATCAATAATTTTAACAAATTTTTAGCTACCTTAGATCAAATGAGCGAAGAAAAATTTCCTAATAAAAAAAATATTGTTGTTGAAAAAAAAATCACAAAAACTGCTGAAGAAATGAAACAATTTATAGATGAAATGATTAAAAATTTGGATGAAGATTTTGAAAAAAAAGATCTTTCTTCTTCTAAATTTACTGGACAACCTCAAAATGTTGTAATATCTATGCCATATTGCTGTAAAAAAAATATAAACAAAAAATCCCCTGAAGTAGAAATCAAAGAACATATTCATATTGACGCAGAAATCAATAACATTGATGATCTTTTGAAAATAATTGACACGTATAAAGCTGAGCCTTCTATAAAATACAACATCAATATGAAAGCATTACATAATATAAAGGAGCCATTAATAGAGCTACGAGATATGGTGGGAATGCAAGATCTGAAAAGCAATATTGTTGACCAAATTTTGTATTTTGTTCAAGAGCTCCATAAAGTGGATGGAGAGAAAAAGCAACAAGGAGAGAAAAAGCAACAAGGAGAGAAAAAGCAACAAGGAGAGAAAAAGCAACAAGGAGATTTTATGCATTCAGTCATTTATGGACCACCTGGCACAGGCAAAACAGAAATTGCCAAAATCATGGGGAAAATTTATAGCAACTTAGGTTGTTTATCAAAAGGTACATTTCATAAGGTCACACGTAGTGATTTAATTGCGGGTTATTTGGGACAAACGGCATTAAAAACTCGAGACGCCATTAAAGAAGCATTAGGAGGGGTACTTTTCATAGATGAGGCATATTCATTAGGAAATTCAGAAAAACGCGATATATTTGCAAAGGAATGTATAGACACACTTTGTGAAGCGCTAAGTGATCATAAGGATGATTTAATGGTAATCGTAGCCGGTTATGAAAATGAATTAAAAGAATGTTTTTTTGATTACAATCAAGGATTAGATTCGCGTTTTACATGGCGATTTAAAACAGACAATTATAATTACAAAGATTTGCATCAAATTTTCTTGAAGAAAGTGAAAGAAATTGGCTGGGAAATAGAGGAAATTGCACCAGAATGGTTTCAAAAAAACATGGATTATTTTAAATTTTATGGGCGCGATATGGAAACAATTTTAGCAAAAACCAAAATAGCGCATAGTAAACGAGTATTTTGCAAACCAGAAAATGAAAAGAAAAAAATACTATTAAAAGATTTAGAAAATGGGTTTAAGATGTATTTGAAAAATGAAAACGTACAACATCGAAAATCGGATTTGGAAAACAAGAAATATTTGTATAATACTATTTATTCTTAATATATGGTTTGTTTTACATATATATTTTCTATTTATTAGTATATTAAATGTCAAATAAAACAATATCCATTAATACAAACTATTTTCAAGTGAGCGGATCAAAAACAAAAAAAAAGAAGGAAAAAAAAGAAAAGGAAAAAGTGTTAAAACCTTTGATCAATCCTAATGTTTTAAAAAATAAGTTTTTAAAAAGAATTAAAGAACATAAACAACAGGAAACACAAAATGTGAATCCTAAAACAGAAATAAAAGAAACACCTGTAAAAAGTGATGATTTACAAGCATATACGGACGAATTTAGTGATTCTATTCATTATTTACAAACGCTTTCAAAACAGAAAAAGGTAAATGATGAAAAAACCAATTATGAAAAACAAAAACAAAAGAAAAAGGAGGCTTTAGAGAGAAAAACGTTAAAACATCATCCTTCTCCTTCTACTTCTCATAATTATGTAAATGTAGACTTACCAGAAGAGCTACAATTTGATACAATACAACCAGCATTACAACCAGCAATACAACCAGCAATACAACCAGCAATACAACCAGCAATACAACCAGCATTACAACCAAATATGGTATTAAAAAAACCAATAAATGATCCAGTACCTTATGGTATATTGAAGGGAGGAAACAAACCTACATTTAGAGATTGGAACAAAACACAACGTAATTATAGTCAACCAATGCCATTGCCAACAAACAAAGAAAAAACAGAACGAGAAACTAGATTACAAAATTTGAGAGAGAAACTGAAAAACAAACAAAACGAAGAAAAGAGTACAATAACAACCCTTTCTGATCCAGTAAAACCATCTGATCCAGTAAAACCATTTGAACCAGTAAAACCATCTGATCCAAATTCTTCTAAAGAGGAAAACAACAATGCATTACAAGTAATTGCTACTAAAAAAATAACAAAAAAGACAATTAAAAAAAAATATACATTAGGTAAATCTAAAATCAAAAAAGCGGTAGGTGTATTGATAAAAGATCGAAGAACTAGAAAACAAGTAATAACTGCTCAAAGAGATTTGAAAAAAAAATCAATCCAAGATATTAAAACTTATTTAAGAGATCATAATTTAATAAAATCTGGTAGCAATGCGCCAAATGATGTAGTTAGAAAACTTTATGAATCAGCCATGTTAGCAGGTGAAATTACAAATAGCAATAGTGAAATGTTACTGCATAATTTTTCAAAAGAAGAAAAAGTATTGTAAAATATAAAATCTAAAAGTATGTTATTATGGAAACAACAAAAAATGCAATGCCAGAATACAACAATATATTTTTTGAAAAATTAAAAAATTATTTAGATACAAAAATTTATTTTTTTGGAAGTGTACAGCGAGATGATTATTTTCCTAAGGGAAGCGATATTGATATTGCGATTTTTACGGATAATATAAACAGCACATTGATAAAGATCTCTACTTTTTTGAATATACAAAAAACCGATTTCAAGAAATTTTTTTGGAGACTTAATTATGATAACAATCTTGTGAAAGGTTATAAATATTTGTATAAAGAGCCAGACCGAAATTTTGTAGTAGAAATATCTGTGTATGATGAAAAATATAAAGAGGGAATATTGATAGAACATAATGGCAGGAGAGAATTACCTTATTATGCGACTATTTTGTTGATCATTTCAAAATTCCTTTTTTACACATTAAGCATTATACCTGTAGAATGGTATAGATTTTTAAAAAATATTATATTAACAAAACTTATATTTAAAGAAGAAGATGATTACATAACGTTAAATTATTAATGAAATATTATTAAAGAGAATATAAGAAATCTATATTATGGCACTTATAAAAGAATATTTTGAATTGACTACAAAATACAAAGGAGATTACGGAGAAAAAACCATTGTTCTTATGCAAGTAGGAAGTTTTTTTGAAGTATATGCCATTTATGATAAGAAAACTGATACATTAACAGGAAGTCAAATTATAGACTTCTCTCAAATTTGTGAACTCAATATTGTAGAAAAAACCAATGTATTTATAAATGAGAACCAAGTCATGATGGCTGGATTCAAAGATATACAAATCGAAAAATATATAAAAAAAATTCAAGAAGCAGGGTATACAGGTGTTGTTTATGTACAAGATGAAGCAATTAAAAATACGACTCGTAGTTTAGGTGGTATTTTTAGTCCAGGTACTTATTTTCATAATGAATCTAAAAAATTGACAAATTCAATTACATGTATATGGTTAGAATTAATAGAAAATAAAGTCATTATGAAGGGAAAATATATAACAATTGGTATAGCAAATATAGATATATACACTGGAAAAACATGTGTTTTTCAATATAAAGAAACGTATATGAATAATCCAACCACTTATGATGAATTAGAGCGTTTTATTTCTATTTATAATCCAAGTGAATGCATTATTATTTCAAATTTACCAGATGAAAATGCAATCAATGAAATCATTAATTATGCAGGTATTAGTAGTAATTTAATTCATAAAATAAATATACAAGCAACAACAAATTCTACAACTATTTCAGAAAAAATAAAGAACTGCGAAAAACAGATTTACCAAAAAGAAATTCTCTCTACCTTTTATACTTTTGATGATTATGCTATTTTTTCTCAGAATTTTTATAATTATCATATAGCTACACAAGCTTTTTGTTTTTTGTTGGATTTTGTATATCAACATAATCCGCATTTAGTACATAAAATAGGAGAACCTACATTTGAAAATAGTTCAAACCGGTTGACATTAGCCAATCATTCTTTGAAACAATTGAATATTATTGATGACGGAAATGTTGGATCCAGTAAATATTCATGTGTTTGTAATATGTTAAATGATTGTATTACACCTATGGGAAAACGCAAATTTACTTATCATTTATTGAACCCTGTATATGATATACCTTATTTACAAAAGGAATATGATAGTACTGAATATTTTTTGCATGTATATGATGAATACGCACCCTTTATAAAAACTCAACTATCCACTATAAAAGATATTTCAAAATGGCAGCGGCAAGTATTTTTGAAAAAAATTATACCCAAATCCTTTTATCATTTACATGCAAATTTACTTTCTATTCAAAATATTTTCAAAAAAGTATCTACAAATGAGACCATTATGAATTATTTGCAAAGTTTTGATGAAAACATGATGCATATTGGAAATGATTGTCAAATTATACAAGAATGTATAGAGAGTCATTTAATTATGGATATAGCAAAAGAGTTGGATCAGTTTCAAAATTTTGAAACCAATTTTATATGTAGAAATATTGATTCTGAATTAGATAAGAAGATGGACTTTTTAAAAGAGTCTGAAGTAACTTTATCATGTATTCAAAATTATTTGAATTCTCTCATTGAAAGCAAAGAAAAGAAAAGTGGAAAGGGATCAGAGTATGTTAAAATTCACGAAACAGAAAAAAATCATTTTAGTTTACTATGTACAAACCGGCGTTGTAAATTATTAGAAGATGCATTGCCAAAAGATGCTACTATTGTTTCTTTAACAAGTGATTCTTTATCCAAAAAAATCGAATTCAAAATATCCAAAACGCAATTTAGATTTGAAAAGCAAAGTGCTTCCAATAATTTTATAGAAGATGATCAAATTAGAGGGTTATGTAAAAAGATTACAAGTGCAAAAGTTTCTATGAAAGATTTGATTACCAATGTATACAATAAATTTATTACAAAATTTGAAGAGTTCCAGTGTAAAATAGAACTCATTATAGAATTTGTCACCTATATAGATCTATTATACACAAAAGCAACAATTGCCAAAAAATATGGTTATTGCAAACCGACCATTGTAAAATCAGAAAAGTCGTTTATAAATGCAACCCAGTTACGTCATTGTTTGATTGAACAAATACAAAATAATGAACTCTATGTAACAAATGATCTAGTACTTGGCGACACAAAAACAGATGGAATATTACTTTATGGTACTAATGCCGTTGGAAAAACGAGTTTTATAAAATCAATTGGTATTTCCATCATTATGGCACAATCTGGTTTATATGTTCCGGCGTCCCAATTTGAATTTTGTCCATACAAGACTATTTTTACACGTATTATTGGAAATGATAATATTTTTAAAGGGCAGTCTACATTTGCGGTTGAAATGTCGGAATTACGGACTATTTTACGTCTTGCAGATGAAAATAGTATGATATTGGGAGATGAATTATGCTCTGGTACTGAAATTCTGAGTGCAATTAGTATTTTTGTGGCGGGAATTACGCATTTATATAAATTCAAAAGTAGTTTTATATTTGCGACGCATTTACATGAGATTGTTGATTATGAAGAAATCACTAGTTTACCAAGTGTATTATTAAAACATATGGAGGTCCTTTATGATAAAGAGAATGATATGTTGATTTATGATCGTAAATTGAAAGATGGGCCGGGAAATAATATGTATGGGTTAGAAGTGTGTAAGTCATTAAATTTACCACAAGAATTTTTAGATCATGCTTATGAAATACGTATGAAATATCATCCTGAAACGGCGAGCATTTTAACAATGAAAACGTCTGTATACAATGCACAAAAAATAGTGCGTTTATGTGAAAGATGTGGTAAGCCAGGTAAAGAAGTTCATCATTTGAATCATCAAGTAGATGCAAATAATGATGGAATTATAAAAACAAAGGATGCATTGTTTCATAAAAATAATTTGGCAAATTTAATGACTTTGTGTGAAACTTGTCACCATGAAATGCATAAATCTAATAAAAAGTTACAAAAAGTAAAGACAAGTAAAGGTACCAAAATAGTAGATAGTTTGTAATTTATTTGCGACTCTTGCGACTCTTGCGACTTTTGCGACTCTTGCGACTCTTTCTCATTCCTTT